TGATACTGATATCGTCTCAACACCTCGCGAAAAGATTTGACCCTCTCACCTTGGTACACTAAGTATTCATTCTGCTCCTTAATGTAGTCATTTGCACCAAAGGTTTGAACTTCCTCTGCACAACAAGGTGCATTAGATTGATCCATGGTGCTTGCCAAGGATGGAGCAATTTCAGATTGTTCCTCGAATAGAGACAAGTTCTTCAAATGCTTTTCTGTTGGTGACGCAAGTGCAAAATCGTCTCCAGCTGCCACCCAAATTTGAATCTTAACATCCGCCGCTGTAATAGAAGGGGTTGCAAGTTCATTGACGACGTAGACACTAATTGTCCCATTGCTATAAATGGTATCAGGGGATATGGGTGAAACATCACTATGAAGAGTAGTCGAACTCATAGTTTCAATTCCTCTCACAAATTGCCAAGCAGCTGGCTCTGCCCATTTGACTTCATATTCAAAATCCCTATTTTCAGAAATATCTATGGTAGTAGAATATACCTGATTATAGGGAACAGCTCCCACGGGATTGGCTAAAGGGTTGTAAACAATCCTCAACCTACCACGATGATATTCCGAACAAACAACATTAAACCTAAATTTAATACTGCCTTGCCAGAAATCAAAAGGAGTTGCAGCGTAAGCTAAAGCAGTAGAATGAATTTCTCCCACTGGAGGCGCAGATAGAAACTGACCATAACTCGGTTCTACTTTAAAAGATGTAAGTAGAGTATCTGTCACGGCAGTTTCAGGCCAATCGAATTGTCTCCAAAAAGACATACGATTAGCAATAGAAGCAATGGTCATCTCATCTTGTCCACCTAAGCCCATAACTCTTGTGTCAACAGAAAGTTCATTTTTAGAATCTAAAGACAACTTGACTAAATTCTCTGCCACATCAGAATTCACGAGGTTCCCCATATAACGGGGATTATAAACACGCGGATCTTCCAACTGATTAGGCCTAGAATACCCAAGAAGACGAGCTAAATCAGCAGTACCATTTGCAACCAAACTAGTGGCTTTCGCATACGGACCCAAAACTGGAACCTTAGACATACTACCAGCCACCTTTGCTAAAGCAGAGGCAGGTTTACTAATGAGACCATCAGCAGAAAATTCCCCTACTGTAGAAGTATTATCTGCTTTCAACATGACCTTTTTATTCTTTGTGGGTGCCTGCTTATCATAGGGCTTAGGAAAGCCAAATTCATCCAGATCTTCTGCCTTTACATAACCAGATTGCGCAGCAGAAGTTGTAGGAACAGCAAGTGTCACATTTTCAGCCCATGCAAATACAACAACACTAATGGGGTCAGTCCCGCCGTTTGCATGCTGGAGAATATCAAAATCATGAATAGTAATGCGACCTAATTTATCTTCCCAGTTCGCAACAGTTATATCAACATAGTTCTCAGGCCAAATAAAAGGCAATAACATTTCGCCACCCTGCGAACTAGTAGGATCAATCAACAAATGGGGCTTTTGAGAAGCTTGAACTAAATCCTCTATAAA